GAAGGCGTCGGCGCTCGTGGCACGTTTGATCTTACCTTTAAGGCTAGCGAGATCCCCCAGTTTGATTGCACCATGAATGGCATTTATGTTCCTCCGACAGATGTTGCATTCCCAACTCCGACCTATCCGAACCAAGCCGCGCCAGTTGCGGCTAACTTTACAAATACCACCTCTGTATTTATTGCTGGTTTTAGCGCATGTATGGCTGAATTTAGCTTGTCTTTGAATAACGACATCCAATTTTTTGAACACATGGGCTGCACCCCCCAGGTGCGAATCCAAAACCGAATGGTTGAAGGTTCGATCACCATTGAACGGCCTGATTTGCTATCCACAAAAGACTTTTACGCTCTGGCCCTGGCCGGGACTACAGGCGCTATCAGCTTTAGCCATGGCCCTGCAGGTAACCGCCTGGGAGTGTCAATCCCAACCGCCAATTTTGGCGCCCCCGAGCCTGTAGATTTGCGCGGTACTGCTGGCCTCAAAATTCCGTTTGTTGCATTGCATACTGCAGGCCTATCAGATGAAGTCTCGTTTGCTTTTACTTGATCCCTTCAAGTTCTTAACTCCAACCGCACACCCCTGACCCATGTTTAATCTTCCCAGCGCAGACGATACGTTTCCGGGCCAGGTGCAGCTTGTTATTATTGACCGGGAAGGTGCCAAACAGGAAGTGACGTTTACTGCGCACTTCAACCGTCTGGAACAGACAGAAATCAATGAGCTGGTCGAGGCCATCAGGCACCGAACAGCGGTCCTCCAGGCGATTGACGATGGCCGCACGCTGCCCGATTCAGCCAAAGGATTGCCAACCCTTGACGATGTCCACATCGCCGACCGGGTGTTAGGAGGTTGGGGTGAGGACCTCCTGTTCGGTGGTGAGCCGATGGACTATGACTACGATACCAAGCGCAGAGTTTGCGAGTTTCAAGGCATGGCCACGGCCATTACTACGGCCTGGATGAAACTGGCATTTGAGGGCGGCGCAAAAAAGCAAACCTCGTCGAAATCGCGAGGGAGTGGCATCGCCAAATGAGCGTGTCTGGCCCTGTCGAAACTCAGGCCGAGGAGGACGCCCGGTTGATGTCTGAGGCCGATGCTCTGGGGTTTGCCTACGTGCCCCAGACGCGCCCTCAGGAGGTGGAGCCCGTCTGCCTAATCTGGCCAGAAAACCTGCCGGCATTTGAGCTATGGGAGAGGGTATTTACCCAATGGCGCCGCGATCTTGATGGTCGCCGCGATGGCTTGGATTATGCCGCTGTCGTGGCGTTAGGAAGCCTCTACTGGGGCCGTAAGCGACTGGCTGAGGTGATGGATGACCTACGGGTGATTGAGCTTGAATTCATGCGCATGATGAGCGTCTCGGAGGTAAGATAGATGGCGGTGAACATGGACGCAATCCTAAGGATTGTCGCAAGTGTCACGGGGTCGGACGCGGTTTCAAAACTCACCGGCAACATCAATCAGGCCAGCACTGCGGCAGCAGGACTTTTAAGGTCAGCCGGGCCTTTGGGCGGGGCGTTAGGTGCGCTGGCCCCGGCGGTAACGATCGGGGGGATTACGGCGCTAGCGATGAAGTCGCTAGAGGCTGCCGACGCAATGAACAATTTAAGTCAGCGCACGGGTGTATCGGTTGAATCTTTGGCAAAGTTTAGCAAGGCTGCTGCAATGGAAGGAACCGATATTGATTTTGTGGCCAAAAGCATGGCTAAACTTTCAAAAGCTATGTTTGAGGGAAAAGCGGATAGCGCACTTACCAAACTTGAAATATCGGCTAGGGATGCAAGCGGCGCACTGAAATCAGTAGATGCAGTAACGTTAGAAGTTGCAAATAAGTTTAAGGAAATGCCTGATGGCATTGATAAAACAAATCTGTCAATGCAGCTATTTGGCAAATCTGGCTACGAATTGATTCCACTGCTCAACATGGGCGGTGATGCAATCGAAAAAATGGGCAGCAAAATGACAACCGCCTTTGCTGAAAAAGCCGATGAGTATAACAAAAAGTTAGTAATGATACAGGGCAAGATTGGGGGCATGGCAACCAGCCTTACAATTGCCCTAATCCCTGCGCTTGATGCCGTGGCTTCTGCGGTCCTGGCACTCACTGACGCCATGACCAAGTTACCGGGATGGCTGCAAACGGTGATCGGCCTTGCCATTGCGTTGGGAGTGGCTATGGTCGCCCTAGCTCCTTTGATTCTTGTGGTATCTGGGAGCCTTACCAGCCTGATGGGAATCGGACTAGGCGCCACCCTGACCGGCTGGGCTGGTGGCATCGCGTCTGTTACAGCCGGACTGGCTACTCTCGTTGGCGGATTCGTCACCGCCCCAGTCCTAATCGGCGTTGCCTTAGTCGCCGCCGGTGTTGCGATCTTTGCGTTTCACGATCAAATCGGCAAGACGTTTCAGAATATCTGGGCCACAATCGCCGACCCCAAAACCGGGTTTATCGCCCTGATCGGCATGTCATGGAATACGGCAATTGACGCCATGGGCCGCTACCTTGAGGGCCTAGTTAAGCCCGTCACCGATACCTGGAATGCAATTATCAACAGCATCAAGGGCGCAATCAATGGCGCGATCCGGTTGGCTGGCCAGGCGATTAACGCCCTGATTGATCAGGCAAACCGGCTACTCTCGGCCTACAACGCCGTGGTCAATGTCACCCGACTGCCACGAGTGGCGCTGATTGAGTACGTTAATGTTCCTCAGTTTGCTGAAGGCGGCCGGATAGATCGCCCCACGCTGGCCATGATCGGCGAGGGTGGTGAGTCTGAATACATCGTACCCCAATCCAAGGTTTCGCAATTCATCGGTGCGCAGATGGGTAACGCCGGACTGGGTTTGCAGGGTGGCGCCAGGGGTGGCCAGGCCGCCCCGGTCGTCAACATCTCCACAGGCCCGATCATGCAGCAGCCAGACGGCAGCCAGTGGGTATCGATGGCCGATGCTCAGGCCATGGTGAGTGATGCCGCCGATCAGATCTGGCGCGGCCTGACCAGCTACGACGGCCGACGCGCCCTGGGGTTGGTTCGATGAGTAACACCGGCCCGCACTACTGGACCCAAACCCTCAAATGGTTGGATGCCGGCGGCAATGCACGGGCGAGGATGCAACGCCTCCTACCTGATGAGCCGTTCACCTCCTGGGACGCCTCAGACGGCGATGGCGCCCAGGCCTGGTACTACCAGGAGTTTGAATGTCCCAACATCGTCGAGGGCCTTGTCAGCGGTCAGGTCTCCATCACTTTCCCCAACACGCCAACCGTGCGGAACCTGGTGCTCCAGGCCCTGCAGGAGCAATGGCTTGTTGACGTGAGGCATTACAAACTGACCAATTCCATGCGCCTGTATGGCGCATTCCTGGGTGCCGTGCGGGGCGGATCAGCCACCCTCTCTACGCTTTCAATCAGCGCCGAATGCTCACCGCCCCCGGTGGTCGCCACAATCCCGCCACGGATGGCGACGACTGAACTGATCGGAACCCCTTGTAGGTTGGAGTTCTAATAATGCTAACCCTCAGCGGCATTCAGGAATACAAGGAAAAGTGGAAGGCTCCCCTTGTTAAGGCTCCAACAAAAGCCGCTCTAGGCGGCACCATGGCCGTTGCTGGCGTCACCAATGGGATCAAAATCCAGTCCCCGCTTAACTCCAATCAGGTGGCAATGCTGCCATTTGAACGTCTGCCGATTGTCTGGGCTCGTCGGGTCGGCAATGTAGGTGGTGCTCTGGTCAATCCCAAAGCGACCGAGTGCAGGTTTTCAACCCCATCCATATCAAGCACCCCGATTGGTGATGCCGTTGCCGTTGGCTATCACCTGGTCGTTTCTGATGGCCGACTTGGTGGCATCCAGGTACGTGATGTGTTTCATGGCCGTTGCAGGGTCGGTCAATTCAGTCAGTCTTACAGTAAAAGAGCAGGAACATGGAGTAATGGAAACTTTCTAACACCCGTTTACAATGGGTCCCAACTTATTAACAATGCAGTGCCAGCACCTACATTTTGTGGCACTGCAGGAACTTATGAAGGCTTGACAACGTTTAGTTTTAGGGTTACATATTTTAACGGATTTACCGCAAACAATTATGGCCTGCCTGATCAAGGGTTTTGGAGGCGTTCGGTTCATTTGTTTGTGCGCAATGGTGCTCAAACCACCCGCCTGCTGGACAACACCTACGGCAGCTCCAACAATCTCGCCGACCTGTACCTGTGGCTGCTGACCCGTAATGGCCGAACCCCAGAGCAGCAGATCAACCAGGCCTCGCTGTTGGCCGCTGCCTGGTTCATGGATGTCAACGGGCTGTTCTGGAATGGGGTGCTCTCCGACCCAACCAGCCTGTCGGATTGGATCAATACGGTAGGCCGCTACTTCCTGGTCAGGGAAACCAAGGTGGGTGGCCGCTATGGCCTCCGGCCGCTGCTTCCCGTCACATCAACCGGGGCCATCGATGTCGGCGCGTTGACGCCTGACTGGGTGTTTGACAACAACGCCATCGAGCCTGGCAGCTACAGCCTGGCGTTCCGCGATGCCGAAAGCCGCCGTCCATTCAGGGCGGAGATGGCCTGGCGGCAGCAGGGCGACGACGGGCTCTCTGGGATCACCCGCTCAACTCCCGTCTACTACGACGACACTCCGGGTTGTGCGCCAATCGAGGAGCACAACCTAACGCAGTTCTGCACCTCAGAAATCCATGCTGTCAGGGCTGGCATGTTTGAGCAGGCCAAACGCCGATGGAGCACTCATACGGCCCGAATCACGGTGGTTCCTGGGGCGTATGACAGCCGCTTAGGCGAGGGCGACCTGATCGCCCTGCAGTTGAGTCGCGAGGATCTGGACGGCGTCAACGATCCGGTGCGTGAGTGGTACACCGTCACCTCCATGGCTGCGGGCCGTGAGGGCAGGCTGATCCTGGACCTGGAGCATTTTCCGGTTGACTCCCAGGGCCGTTCGCTGGTCGCCCGTGACGTGGCCAATGCCACAGCCGCCGGGGATCAGTTCATCACCGGCGACACGGGCCCCTCCTGCGATGAGGATCCCAGCCGCGCCACTGATACATCAATCCCGGCCGAGGATGCCCTAAGTCGCACCAAAGAAGAGGTTTATTTCTACAATAAATTTGGACGGTTTCCTAATAATAACGAATACACTGCGGAGCCAAACCCACCACAGGCGGGGGCCGACGGTGGTGGTGGTGGTGGTGGTGGTGGTAGCTCATTCCCACCTAGTAATGCCACAACCGTTGCATTGCAACCGTATGGACCTGAGGTGTGGCCAGGGCTACCGGCAGGATGCGCCATTGAATGCCGCATCGAAACGGCGTGGGGCTCCACCAATACGGCATACGTTTTGCCTGCATACCTTAGGCGTGTGTGCAAAGTTGTTTGTGCTAATGAGGCCACACCAGGGCCAACAGTTGGAGACCTAGCCATGCCTGCCACTCGCTCTCAGTGGTATGTAATTATGGAATGGAAAAGCGGTATTGACGGATCTTCACTAACCTACGACGAATCCGTTGGAGTTACCTTCCAGACTGGGGCTGGCTATTGCCATATTGCTAGCACCTCGGGATTTGGGTCTGGCTTGGTCCTAAATGTTGCTAAAGTTGATACAACCAATAACACCACAACTTATTATCAAACTCAAAGCCTTGGCTCGGGTGGCACTGGGATGGAGTTTCAAGGTGCCTCCCTTTGGTATCGAGACCCCGACAATGTAAATACCGCTCCGATTAAATCGGACAGTATTGGCAACGGTTTGTTGTGATGACCACCTTCCCCGTTCTCACTCCCAGCACCTCTAATCTAACCCCTGGCGCCGCCGCCCCGGAGGTGATCGCCACGCTGGCCGGCGGCAGCATCACCACACTGGCCGATCTGGTCGCCGTTGGTGGCACGCTCGCGATGGCGTTTGAGGGCTTGACCGAAACCCAGGCCAACAGCATCCGCACCCATTGCGCGGGCCAGGCTGGAGCCTCGTTTCCGTTCTCAACTACCACAGTCCCGGCAGGTGACACCCCCGCGGGGTTTGCCTGGATTTATGACGCGCAGCCCCAGGTCTCGGACGTGCGGGCGGTGGCCGGGTCTGAGTTCTATTCAGTTGCCTGTACGTTCAGGGCAATCCGTCTACGGCAAGCCGTCCCACCATCGTTCACCGCCAGGCTCAACATCACCACAACCCCGGCGTTGGCATTGAATCCAACTTCATCGGTTGCGGTGGCGTTGAATATCACAACGGCACCGGCAACGGCTAACCCTGTATGGGTGCCCACATCGCTAGATCTGTGGTATAAAAATCCGACCAGCGGCGCATCATGGGTCGATCAATCCAACGGTCGCGCCTTGGTACAAGCGACAAGCACACAGCAGCCAGCGGTTACCAGCTCGGCCCTCAATGGCCTCCCGGCGTTGACGTTTGATGGCAGCAATGATGCGATGGTTTGCAGTGCTGCCGGGGCTAGTGGCGTTATAAATTGCTCATTCTTCTTAGTGATGCGCTATAACTCTCCTGCCGTAGGGGATGACCTTGTGGCAGGGATTGGCGTACTCCCTACCGATCTCCGGGCAGTAGAGCGAAACTCTGGAAACTCTGGTGATCGACAATCTTTCTATATGATGGGGAATTCGCTGGGCAATAATCCAGCGACTGGCCTTAACTGTGACATTGGTGGATCCTTCCATATCTGGTCATTTGTACAGAATGGAACAGGGGTAACCATTGCGCGAGATGGGGTGGTGACAACATGGACGGGTGACTCGGTGCTATTTGCAATATCGTCAGCCGTAGCGTGGTTAGGAGCCCATAACGGCGGCTATGGGTTTGCCAGCGTTTCGGTTGCGGCCTGGCTGGCCGAATATCGAGCGATCAGCGGTGCCGATCGGGAGCGGTACGAGGGCTACCTGGCGGATGTTTATTGGCGCCAACGGGGCGTAGCGGTGCCACTGAGCAGCGGCCACCCCTACTACTCCTTACCACCTACGACCTAGGCCATCGCTGCCAGATCCATGCCCGTCACGTCGTAGTAACCCCCAGGCAGGCGGCGGAATGTCGGGATACTGGTAAACCGCCAGAGGGTCACGGCAGGAGGTGACGACCGGCCGACCCAGACGGTAGAGGGCGGCAGGGCGAACACCCCCTCTAGGCGTGCGCCTGACCAATGGGCCATCAGGTCGCCGACCTGGGCCTGTGTCAGCGGCTCAAATGTGAGGCTGACCGTTTGACCGGTGAGGGCTGAGCCCGTCCGAAACCGATGTGCCTGGGCCTCCTCAATGGAGGGGGCGCCGATCCCGTGGGGCCTCGCCAGGGGGGTGATCGTGGTGGGGAATGCCATCAGCCGATCACCGCTGCGCGACCGTAGGCGTTGCTGCCGATCGGGAACACGGCTGCGGTCGAGGCGTAGGAGATCCCCCAGTCAACTACCATCAGCAGAGGGTCGGCGCTGCCTGCTCCCCCTAGGCGTTTGTAGTAGGCCACATATCGACCGCTGATTGTGCAGGCAGGCAGGATGACCCCCTCGAACTGGGTTAGGGTTGAATCTGTTGCGTCATCCCGGCTGACGGTTACGGAAACTTGTACGCCTCCCGCGACGTAGCCGGTACCGGATACCTCGCTGCCAGTCACGTCGGACCGCCAGGCGTGGGCAACGCTAAAGGTGTAACTGCTGGTTAACACCATTGCGTAAACAGTATCTGTATCCGGCGTGATCTGACGCCGAAGAATTTTGTCAACGGCGGAATCCGGTATGAGACCCGAACCGCTGCCGGTTTTGGTGCATGTAAACGCGGCACCGGCAACCCTAAAAACTCCCGCAACGCTGGCCTGATTGCCGCCAAAATCGTTGTACCCAATTACTAACTGAGCCGACGCGACACCACTGGGGCGGGCGTAGAACACAACGCCCCGCACACCGGACAGGGTTGAGGTCCATGTCACCGGCTGAAACGTGACCGTGCTGATATGGGTTGTGGTGTTTTGGGTTATGGCCACGGTGACCGCCTGGCCGCCTGCCGCGTAACCCGTTACCGGCGTGATCTCCCCGGTAACGCTGGCCATGGTGTCATGCAGGTCTCGGTCAAATGTGTACGCACTGGTCACCAGCTGCGCGTAGAACGTGCCCGTTGCCAGGTTGACGGCGCCATTATCGAGCGCTGCTAGGAAGGCATTTGAGGGGGTGAAGCTGGCCAATTCGGATGTCTCTAGCCTGATGGGGTCAGGCTAGTAAGTCCGATGAATGTTCTTTTAGATGTCCCCTATTTCAGCCAGCTGGACCCCCAGGACGGCCCACGGGGATGGCGTCAATGCCAGACCAGTTCCATTGCAATGTGCCTGGCATACCTGAAGGTACCGGGCATTCGTGACGACACTGATTACCTCAGGGTGGTCAACACCTGCGGCGACACCACAAGCCAGGCGACACACCGCCAGGCGCTGGCCAAGATCAAAGCACCGGGCAAATTCAGCCAAACTCTCGGCGTTGATGATCTCAAAGCAAGCCTCCTGCGCGGGTTCCCCGCAGCTATCGGGATCCTGCACCATGGGCCCATTGGCGCGGTTGGAGGGGGCGGCCATTACATCGTTGTGCGCGGGTTTGATGATCGCGGTTGGTTAGTCCATGATCCATACGGAGAGCTTGATTTAGTCAATGGTCGGTGGGTTCGGGTTGGATCTGGCAGCGGTCGCAGCCTGAAATACAGCTTTGGGAACACAAACCCTCGATGGCTTCCAGAGGGGCCCACCGCCCGCACGGGTTGGGGTTGGATTTTTGGCTAAAGTGGGCTTCCATCAGGGCCCGCAGGGTGTCCGCTGATCGGCTCCGGTGAATGATCCCATCAATCTCCACTTCCCAGCAGGCACTGCCGCTGGCATCAGTTCCAACTCTCAACTCTGAGGCCATGAACGAAACTCCTACGGCACAATGGCGCCTAGATCTCACCCTCACGCTAGGGATGCAGCTTGATCTTGAACGGGGCCGGCGCAGCATCCCGAAGCTGCGCCGGCATGAGTTGGATGCCCTGGCTGATTCAATGCTCTGCCAGCATTTTCACCACCAGCAGATCATCCGCCAGGCCATGGGGCGCGTTGCTGAGCTGGAGGCCCGCGAGGCGGTCAGGGATCCGGCGCCACGGCATCATCAATGGGCGCGGGAGGTGTTGGGGTGGCTGCGGCTGGGGTGAGGGGATGAAAAAGCCCAGGGGCTTCAACCTCCCTGGGCTTGCCCGTCTGGGGCGTTCATCGCTAGGGAATCCCCCCCATGGGAATCTTATATCAGGGGTTAGTGCCTAGTGCGCCTTAGCCCGTAGAACCTTAAATTTAATCCACTTGTAAAGACGAACCACTTCCAATACGCAATAGCACAAATAACCCTTACGCTTCGGAATCTTGTCAAGTTCTAAAGCGTTCTTAATGAAACTCTTATTGCCAAGTTTGTAACTATAACGCCCCAAGTCTGCTTCTAGCCAGTCGTAATCGTGCAGTATGCTGGCAAAAGTGATGTCATTTGGCTGCACCAGCCACCAAAAAGGCTTTGGCACACTACCTAGATCACTTTCAAAATCCTTTGGAACACAACGGTCCTGGATATTCCAATCCTTTATTAACCGAACCTTTCCGCCCTTGATAATTAGATATATCGGAAGTTCGCATAGCGAAGGGTTGAGGTTTGTCATTCGTTACATTGGGTTAGGGTTGAGAAGTTGAGCTGCTCCTGCCCCTGCAACGTCGCATGGGCCGCCGCCAGCTCCCTCTTTACCAGCTCGACTGAAATGCCATTGGCGCGAGCTAGCTCTTTTTGCGAGTGCTTGGCTTTTAATCCTAATCCATAATTCATGATAATTAACTCTTGTTGCAACGGTGAAAGTTTATCAATCAAATCGTAAAGCTCTTCATACTGATGATCATCGTCTTGAGCTTGCTGAAAATCGATAAATTCTTGGCCATCCTCGGAGCTTTGTAAAATGTGATTCAGGCTCAGGCATGGCTGACCGGTGCGAAACCGGACCTCAATCATCTCGGCGGCAACTCCCGATTCATCGGCCAACTCCTGCCGGGTTGGGGGCCTCCCGTGCCGATCGTGGAGGCGATCAATTGCCTTGTAAACCTTGGCCAGCTGATCACCATGGGCAACCGGCAGGCGAATGGTGCGACAATCGCTCGCCACCCACCTGCCGACTGCCTGCCAAACCCAGTAGAACGCAAAGGTGGAAAATTTATAGCCCCGTTCAGGGTCGAACTTCTCCGCCCCCCGCAGCAGTCCCATAGCCCCGGCCTGCAACATGTCGGCATAATCAGCCTGCAGCACTAACCGGGGATACCGGCGCGATTCCCGGCGGCAGATTTTGGCAACCAGTCGGAGGTTGCCAGCCACCATCCGATCCCTGGCCCGAAGCCCCCGGCGACTTGTGCGAGGGCATGGGTCGGGATCATCCAGCCATTGCCGCACGGATCGGCCTAGCTCGATCTCCTCTACTGGGGTCAGCAGCGGGTGTCGGCCGGCCTCGTTGAGCCAGGCCTGGGCGGCAGTTTGGCTCATGGATCAGAACGGGATCGAGTCATCTAATCTGGCGCCCTGGCCTGGGGGCGCAACCCCCCCGCCGTCGTCATCGCGTTTGCTGCCCAACAACTCAAGCCGATCGACCCGGATCACGGGTTTGCTGCGCTCTTCGCCGCTGGTGCGGTCGGTCCAGGTTATTACCTTGACCATGCCGCTGATGCCAAGCAAGGAGCCCTTGCGGACATAGTCGGCGGCAACCTGGGCCTGTTTGTTCCAGATCTCCAGGCCAAACCAGTCGGGCTGGTCGTCTCGGCTGGCACGGTTCACCGCCAGGGTGAGGTTGGCGACCATGCTGCCGGACTCGAAGTAACGCACATCAGGATCACGGCCGGCCCGGCCGACGAGGGAAACCAGGTTTATGCCGGGCCTGTCTACGGGGGCATTTACCCGATAAAACTGAGCGATCTGAAATTCTGGCGGCTTGCCCTTCTCAATACGCAGCCGGCCGGTGAGAATCAAGTAGGTGTCCGCCTGGATGGATTGCACGGCATCGGCAGCCAGCTCGCCCCATGCCGTGACCTGTAAAACCATCGGCGGATCCACCTCTTTATACGCGGCGATTTTCACGGGGAAACTGGCGACCTGTTTATCGTTCCCAACCGCCTGGAGCTGCGGGGGGACTTCGACGTAGGCCAGCACGGTGAGGCTGTTCATGGGGGGGGGTCAATGGGATGGGGAATGGATCAATGAACCAAAACGAGGAATCGACTTAGCCGCTA